TCACGGCCGGCTGTAATAGCGTTGCAGTATTTCCATCGCCTTGTTGATCGATTGCAGGCGCGCAGTGCTGCCGCCGCGGTCGGGATGGTGCTGGCTGACCAGTTGCCGGTAGCGCAGCTTGATGGCGGGATAGTCGACCGCGCCTTCCAGCTCGAACAGGGCGAGGGCGGCGGCCTTCTCCTCGCTGCCCTGCATGCGCGTCCAGAAACTCTGCAGCAGCCGCTCGACGTCGGCCTCGCTGGTCTCCCCCAGGTGACGCAGGTCGAGGTAGTAGTCGCGCAGCGGATCGCCCTGTTCCAGCGCCTGCGTGCCATCCACGTAAGGATGCAGGCGCAGGCTCAGCGGGCTGATCTCCAGGTGCGCCTCGCGCTCGGCCCAGAGGTGGTCGCGCAGGTGGTAGAGCGCGTTGAACAGGAGGAAATGGGTGCGGAACAGCACCAGCTTGTCGGCCAGTTCGCGATGGGGGATATGCGTCGAATGGCGGGCCTTCAGCAGCTGGATCAACTGGTATTCGGAAAGCCCCTCGGGATGCTCGCGCAGCAGGCAGAGGATCTGCCCGGCGAGGTCGAGGCGGTGGTCGAGGTCGGGAGTCATGGGGCAAGACTAGCATCGGGCGTCGGGAGGGGCTGGGGTCGGCGTCGCTTTGTGCGTAGAAGTGCAGAGCCGTTTGGGGTGTTGGCCATAACTGGCCAACGCTAGGCAATGCTGGGTGGGGAGCGTGTGTTGGGATTCATCATGTGGTCATTACTGGCCATTGTTAGCCAGTGATTTCGACACTTTTTCGACACCACTTCAATTTCACTTTACTACTACCTAGGTTACTGCGGTTAAAAATACTTGAAAACTCCTAGAGGTATTAATCTCTGGCTGCATCTCTTTTGCGACTTGTCTTGCAAAGTCAACTTTTCGCAAGCCGGCCTTAAAATATCCAGCGGCTTTTAGTTCCCTTTCTATAGCCTCCCAAGTCCCTCCCAAAATGGCGTCAGGGTTTCTATATGGGGCTTTTTTGGGAACATTGCTTCGCACCTTGGGGTAAGCCGCTCTAACTGCATTCCAATCACCAAAAAACCATGCTTCAAGCTCCTCAATTGCGATTCTATTAACTACTTTAAATGTTCCATTTTGAGGGGCAGCCGTCTTGGAAACTAAACCTGCTTGTGCGCTTACATTCTCCAGGTGCTGTTTAAGCCTGATACAATCATCATCATCACGATCAACTAAAACCACAATCCTCCAGTTGTCTGGCATCCAAGCGGAGTAGCCTTTGAGAATCTTAGGAAGTTGCTTTAGCAAATCATCTTTACATTGAAACCTAACAATCTGAAACTCAACATCACCAATAACCTTAGGCAATATTGAATCCAGTGCAACCTCCATTGAATATTCCTCAACGAGGACAATAAGCTTCTCAAGCATCTTGCTTCCTTTTTCTTGATACTTTAGGTGCTCCATGATTTGTCAAAGGGTCTCCGACCCCTAAAATACCTTCAATCCATAAATATCCAAGAGATGAACCATGCTTTATAAATTCTTTAACGCCAGGTAGGTCACTAGCTCGTATTACTTGAGTAAATCCATTCTCATCGCGATACAAAACTCTGACCTCTTCTGGTCTCATGGCGTTTAGCAAGAATGGAGAGTGAGTAGTAATCAATAGCTGCGAACGCTCGGCAGATGCCCTACACTCCTCTGCTAGTTCAGGAAGCAAACGGGGATGAAGGAAGTTTTCGGGCTCTTCAATGCCAATAAATTTAGGGGGTTCAGGGTCATATAGGACCGTCAAGTAAGCCAGCATCTTTAAAGTTCCATCAGATGCGTACTTAGAAAGAACTGGACGATCAAAGGGGGCATCTTTGATTTGAAGAAGGAGGCGTCCATCAGGCATAGGATCTGCTTCAACCCTTTCAAGCCGTGGGATTCGCTCTTGAAGAACTGAGAAAATCTCTTCTAAACGTTCTGGGTGTTGCTCCTTCAAATACTGGACTACGTTGGGTAGGTTTTCGCCCCCCTTACTTAACCTTTCTTGAGGTCCGGCTTCTGGCTGGCTTCTAGTCTGATCAATAGAAAGGTATGAAACATACCAATCTGTAATGAATTCACGTAGAGCTGCTACCCTAGGATGCTCTGAAAACTGTCCTAATGTATTAACAGCGATGAGATCAGCTGAACGGAGATTAGTTTGAACTCGCACGTCAGTTTCATCAGGAGCGTCACCACTCGCCGCCTCCCCAATGCCTCGGACAAAATTTAAGAATCGAAAAGGCTTTCCGGAGCTTCCTCTACGCCATTGTAGCCACTCTTCTACTACTTCGGGACCACGCGGCCCTTCATCAATAGCCAAGTGATAGGTAATTAACGGCGATCTTGGAGCCTCTCTGTATTTCAAGTCAAAAACAATTGGTCCGTCAGCCCCTCTGGTCTTAAGCTCACGCCCACGCCCACGGCGATCCCAAGCATACCGAAGCCCAAACTTAAAGCATTCAGATAGAAAGTTGAAGACATCGAATATAGTAGATTTCCCGCTACCATTAGGCCCCAATAGTACAGTAAGCGGAGTTAAATCATTCAGAACAACTTCCCGAAGAGCCCGATAATTTTCAACTCTTAGAGCTTCAATTCTAGGTATGTTTGTAGAGTTTCTTTTTGCCATCAGTGGTGCTCCGAATTATTAGCGAGTTTAGCCTTTAACATTCCCTGTCTTTAGCTCGGGCATACCAACGCCTAGCTACTTCTTTTGTAATTGCTATCCCGCGCTGTGACTGGTCAAGTTTCTGTTGGCATCTTCGTAGTCGGGGCTGGTCTGACCGATATCAGGCATTACCTCGCCAGTGAGTAGCCACCAACGGAACTGTGGAAAGACCTTAGCGATGGCAAGTATCTCTTCCTCCTTAATCTCCCGACTCTTGGACGGATTCTTAAGGTTGCTCCATGTGTAGCGGCTGATCCCTGTCAGTTCTTCGAGCTTAGGCAGCCGAATGTCCGACCACGCAAGGATGGCTATAACGCGCTGCTTTATCATAACTAATTCATCTAAATAAGCTCTAGTCAAATTGACTTAAGCCAAATAAGATTCGTATCAGCTTAAGTCAAAATGACTCAAGCCACTATCCAACATTGTCCAACATAGTGCAGCAAAGGCCATGGAAGTGGAAGAAATCAAGGCTCAAGACCTCCGCGCGGCGCCCCCGGTGTTGCCGTGGCGGGACTTCGCGAACTGGATTGGCATGGGGGAAGACCACGAAACAGTCCGTGGATGGATTCGTAAGGGCTATCTCCCCGCGCACAAGATCGGCAAGCACGTGATGGTCAATGTTGCGCTCTTCACCCATCAGCTGATGGAAAAGGAGGAGTTCTGATGCTGTCAGGCAACCCCATCCATGCGCTGCTGACCTTCTTGGAAGGCTATTTGCTGCAAACGGCACAGCACCCTAGCGAACCCTTCGACCGCGCCCTGATGCTGATCGATGGTCTCATGGACGCCGGCTACCTCTCCCAACCGGAAGAATCCTATCTGACCGACCTGCGGGTTGAAGCTGTCGCCTGGGGCCGTGCTCGCCAAGATAAGGAGGAAGCTGACCATGTCGTCTCCGAATTACTTGCGCCAAACCCACGCCCCGGACTGCGCCTGCTCTGTGTGCTGGTCCGCAAGGCAGGCCATCCCATTGCACAGCCCGTCGCCGTGTCCGGACTGCCGGCCCCCCGGGCTGCCCTATCGGGAAGATGGCCGCTGGCTCTGCCGTCCCCGTTCCTTCTGCGCGAAACACGACCCGTCCCGGCGTCCGCCGAAGTACTGGCACGTTGTGTACGACAGCGGGAAACCCACGCCCTTTGTGCCCGTGCGCGAAGCATTCCAACTGGAGGGCTGACCCATGCTCGCTGACACCCTGAAAGCGCTGCTCCTGCTCTGCCTGATCCAAGCCATTCGCACCGTGGCCGATCCGGTCAAGGGCCGCGCTCCCGGCTCGTCGGAACAGCTTCACCGTTCCGGCGAACGGAAGCACGGGCGCAGCGCACCCTTGAACGCCTCCCCCCTGAAACAGCCTCCGCTGGGGAGTGTGGGGCAGCTCCTCCGCCCCGCGCTCCCGAGCCATCGGCGGCAAGAGCGGGATGACAAGGGCAGAGCCCTTGGTGTTGCTCTGCGGGTTCCAAGGGGAAGCGTTCCCCTTGGCCGTCGGAGACGACGTTGCGATAGGGATCGTTACCCGGATGGGCCGAGACGAACACCCGTGGTTGGCTTGGTTCGCTAGCGAATAGAGCCCGGCCCGAAGGGATCGCCCGACAAATCACTTTCACCCAACACCGCTGAATGAAGGCGAAACAGCCGAATTTGCAGCAGCGGGACAACTCACGCCGAAAAAGGCGAATTGAAGGAGAAACACCGATGAACATGTTTGCAACCCAAGGCGGCGTCGTCGAACTGTGGGTCACCAAGACCGACACCTATACCTCGACCAAGACCGGGGAAATCTACGCCTCGGTCCAATCCATCGCCCCGATCCCGGAAGGCGCCCGTGGCAACGCCAAGGGATTCGAGATCAGCGAATACAACATCGAGCCGACCCTGCTGGACGCCATCGTCTTCGAAGGCCAGCCGGTGCTCTGCAAGTTCGCCAGCGTGGTCCGCCCGACCCAAGACCGTTTCGGCCGGATCACCAATACCCAAGTCCTCGTGGATCTGCTGGCCGTGGGCGGCAAGCCGGTGGCGCCGACCGCCCAAGCCCCGGCCCGCCCGCAAGCACAGGCCCAAGCCCCGCGTCCGGCCCAGCAGCCGCAGGGCCAGGACAAACAAGACAAGTCCCCGGACGCCAAGGCGTAAGCCGTAGGAGGCCGCGATGCTCCGCTATCTCTCGCTGTTCGCGGTAGGTCTGGCCACCGGCTACGCCTGGGGCTGGATCGACGGCCTAGCGGCCTCCCTGGCTTTTTGAGGACTGCACGAATGGAAGGCTCTGTATCGGTTCAAGTGTGCAAGACCTGGGTCCAGAACGCAGACGGCACGGTCGGCTGTACGCACCTTGAGTGGATACAGACCTACCTGCTGCCGCCTGAGGCAGAGGGCTATTTGACTCTGCTGATGGGTGGTTTCGACCCGTCGGCCTTCCGCCTCGGCTTCGCCGGGACCATCGGGCTGTTCGCCGTTGGTTTGGGGGCTGGCTTGATCATTTCCGCCATGCGCAAAGCGCGCAATTAATGAGGTTCCAATCATGGAAAAAATGAAAACCCTGTTCCGCAACGCTTCCATCGCCACCGTCGGCCTGGCCGTGGCCAACGTCTCCTTCGCCGACTCGCTGATCGACGAAACCACCAAGGAAGTGCTGACCCAAGCCGGCACCGACGGCTCGTCCGTGGCCAAGCTGGTGATCGCCGCCGTGGCGGTGCTGGTCGGCCTCGCCCTGGTTATCGGCGCGATGCGCAAGGCCTGACGTGATCTGGTCTCTCATGCTGGGTGCGTTCATGGCCTATTCCCTGATTTCAGGGCTCAAGGTCGGGCAATACCAGTAGTGGCGACCGAAACGGAAGCCCCCTCCGGAGTTTCCGGCAGGGGGCTTTTTTGCTGAACGGGGAACGTTATGAGGAATCGGCTGACGTGGCTCTTTTTGCTGTGCTTGGGGCTGGGTTGCTCCGGCTTGAGTGCGGCGCCCTATTCTTGGAAGGTTGCCGGATATGACGTGGCAGAGCCTAGTGCCGCAGCTGCATGCGAAGCCGCTAGGGTCCTCGCGGATAGAAACTCGTCCTGGCAATTCGTCGAGGCCCATGTGGCACGTTTGAATGGAGCCGAGGGCTTTTGTTACGTCAAGTATGTTGATCGAAACAATCCGAACAACGTTAGGGAGTGTTCGGACTGCGATAACTGGAGGCTTTTTCGCTCGGGTGACTCCTGTCCAGCCGACACCGAATACAACAAAGAGACCGGCGAGTGTAAGGAGAACAAGTGCAAGATTCTCCAGGGCTCGCTGTATGAAAAGGGCGGCCACCAAGCGCCCATTCCTCGCTTCATCAACTACCTCGGCTGCGAGATTGCCGTCAGCGCGATTGACGGCTGTATCGGCCCCGCTGAGGGCGAAACCGGTGGAACCTTCTGCCGGGTCATCGGCTCGTTCACCGGCAACTGGTTCACCTCCAATGGCTCCTGTGCCTTCGGCTGCGACGTGGGTCCGGGCGACGGTCCGCCTCCGGGTGGTGACGGCGGCACTGGGGGCGATGGTGGCAGCAACCCGCCCGGCGGCGACGGTGGAAGCGACGGCGGCACCAAGCCCGGTGGCGGCGACAACGGCTCCAGTGGCGGCGGTGGAGGAGGTGGCGGCGGCGGTGGCGGCAACCCTCCCGACGGCAATGGCGATGGCGATGGCAACAGCGGCGGCGATGGTGACGGTTCTGGTTCCGACGGCGGCGCTGGTAGCGATGGCGGCGACGGCTCCGGCGGGGGCGGCCTGAAAGAGCCGAAGCAAGGTTCCTTCGACAAGACCATCAAGGAATACGACGACGCCATTGCCAAGGCGCAAAAGGACTTCCAGGAACTGCAAGGCAAGTTCGAAAGCGTCCTCGCTTCCAAGTTCGATATTCACCTGGGCACCGGCGGCGGCTCCCTGCCGTGTTGGGACTTTACCGCCCTCGGCCAACGCTTCGACGTCTGTCTGACCGAATACGCCAAAGAACTCTCCGTCATCCGCTACGTGGTGCTGTTCATCGCCGCGATCCTGGCCGGATGGATCGTTTTCTATCGCTCCTGAGGAAACGCCATGGACATTCCCTTTCTCTCCGACATTCTCGCCTGGATGCAATCCCTTTGGGACTTCCTCTACAGCGGTGTCTATGACTTCGTCACCGACGCCTTTGTCCTGCTGACCAAGATGGCCATCAAGGGCTGGTTCGAGATGCAATTGTTCGTCGCGGAAATCGGCTACAAGGCCTTCAAGGAGGTCGTCGGCGGCATCGGTATCGGCTCGACCATCACGTCCTATTACTCGTCCCTGGACGGCGACCTGCGCTCGCTGCTGGCGTTCTTCGGCCTGCCGGACGCGGTGAACATGATCTTCGCCGCCATCGGCACGCGCTTCTCCATGTCCTTCATCCCCTTCATAGGTAAGTGACATGGCGATCAAGATTCATCACGGCCCGAACGGCTCCTACAAGACCTCCGGCGCGATCCAAGATGACCTGATCCCCGCGATCAAGAAGGGCCGCGTCATCATCACCAACGTGCGCGGCCTGACCCGCGAACGGATCTTCCAGGTGATGCCGGAGACGCCCTCCAGTTGCGACGTCATCAACCTCGACCTCGAGGACCTGGATGACATGGAAAAGATGCGCACCTGGTTCATGTGGGCGCCGCGTGGCGCGTTCATCATTTTCGACGAAACCCAACTGATCTTTCTGAAGTCCTGGCGCGAAGCCGACCTCAAGCGCTTCGACTTCCCGGACGGCCCGGAAGCGGCCAAGGCAGCCGGGCGGCCCATGGGCTGGCTGGATGCCTGGACCCGGCACCGGCATTTCAACTGGGACATCATCCTTACCACGCCGAACATCGCCTATATCCGCGACGACATCCGCATGACGGCGGAAAAGGCCTATCTGCACTCCAACCTCGCCGTCATTGGCATTCGGGGCCGCTACAAGGAAAGCCAGCACTCGGCGCAGGACAACAAACCGCCGGCCCGCGACGTGATCGTCGAGATCAAGAAAATCCGCCAGGAGACCTTCGCCCTCTATGAATCGACAGCCACCGGCTCCGTCACCGACACCATCGCCGGCAAGAGCCTTTTTAGACAACCTAAGATTCTTCTATTCATGGCAATTCCGGCCCTTGCTATTGGGTCTGTGGTTTATGACGGCGGACCTCGTCTGCTCATGGGCGACCCTGTATCGTCGCCTGCTGCTGGAACTGCTGCGCCTGCTCAAGCCGGTCCTGCTGTGGGTGCTGCGCGTGCTGTTGGTGCGGCTGGTCCTGATGCTGCTGATGATGTACCTGGGCACTCAGGCGTTCCGGGCGCTGCTCCTGTAGGCCATCCCTTCGCCGGCCGCGACTTCATCGTCAAGGCAACCCTGCTGTCCGCCTCCGGGCGCCGCACCTATCTGTTCGCCGTCCGGGGCCAGGATGGCAGCGAATTCACTCTCACCGATCGCGACCTGACCGATACCGGCTATGCCGTGGTGCCGCGGGGCAACTGCGCCGCGGAACTGAGCTTCAAGGGCGGTTGGTCCGGCTATGCCGCCTGCGCGGGGCGTAACGCCTTGGGCAATGCGCCGCCGGCTCAGGCCGCCGCGCCGAACGTACCGTCCGCCGCCGCGAACAGCGCCGCCGTGCGGGTGACGGTGGTTCCCGACACCAGCCGCTTGCCGCGCTCGTTCAACTGAGGGGGAGCCGATGAACTGGACAAGCTATTTCGCCGCTCTGGGGCTGGTGTTCCTGGCCTATCTGGCGGGCTTTTTCTTCGCGGTGGTGGTGACGCCGACGGGGCCGGTATGGCCGCTGTAGCCGGCCTGGCCGGGGCGCGCGCGAACGGCTCGTCTCGGAGTGAGCAAGCGCCACGGCGGGGCCGGCTGACGCCCCTGTAACACGTCAGATAAGCACCCCGCGATTTGGACATTAATGGACATTGTTAGGTGAAACCATGAAGAAAGTGACCCATCAAAACCGCCTCCTGCTGCAACCCGACGGGCAACTGCTGGACTCCCCCAAGGGACGGCTCTTCGTTGATTCCATGACGGGGGCGTTCACCGACCTGTCAGGCGTGCGCATTCTGCGTTGCGGCGTGGATACGGTGCGGCAGTTGTACAACGGCAAGCTCCGGCCGGAAGTGATGGCGCTGTTTGACCTCTCGGTGGATGTGGTCGAGTTCGCCGGCTACGAGTGGTCCAAGGGCCGCATCGGTCGCGACTCCGGCTATCAGTACCGTCTGCAGAACGCAGAATTGGGGCTGATCCTGCTGATCAAGAATCACAACATCAAGGTCGATACCCTCGGCTCGCACCTCAAGATCGAGGTATCGCCTCACGCCCTCGATGGCGCCGATCCGCGCATCCTCCAGGGCGTGCTGGATGACTTGGCCGCTGCCGTGCTGAGCCACTGCGAAACCAACCAAGCCGCTGTGCATATCGCCCTGGACGTGCAAGGCTGGAAACCGCCTCGCGATCTGGTGGACCGCATGCATTGCCGCTCGCGTCGGGTGCGGCAAATCAGCGGGATCGAGCGGATCGAGTTTGACGGCAACGCCTCGGTCTACGGGCGTGGCGAGACGTACATGTTCGGCTCGGCCAACGGCCTGCAACTGTCGATCTATAACAAGACTCTCCAGGCTCGGGCCACCGACAAGCTCGACTATTGGGAAAGCGTGTGGGCGACTCTGAACGGGGATCCGTTCGGCGATGGCGACCCGGCCTATAACCCCCTGGAAACGGTGTGGCGGCTCGAATTCCGTTTCCATCACTCCATCGTCCAGCAGTTCTCCGAAGGCTCGCGTATGGCCTCCGGGGAGGTCATTGGCTGCCGCACTTATGAGGGCCTCTGCCCGCACCTGCAAGGGCTGTGGAACTACGCCTGCGAAAGCTTCAAGCTGCTGAGCCGGACAGCGGTCTACGATCCCTTCTGGAGCCTGATCAGCCAGGACGCCCGCGTCCAGGTCGAGTGCGATCCGCTGATCGAGCGCACCGAGTATCGGCGCTATTACAAGACCGCCAAGGGCTTTAGCGGGCGTAACTGCGAGATGTTCCTCGGCCAGTTCATCAGCCTGATTGCGCGGGAGCGTATCCCTGCAAAAAAGGCTATTGAGTCCGCCCGCAAATTGGAGTTCTGGCACGTCATCGAAGACCACTACCTGGCCAAGGGTTGGACTCGTCGCGATCTGGAAAGGCATATACACAAGCTGATGTGTGATCGGTATCTACGGCGGGGATACGCGATCTGA